GTCATAATCTGTTTCCCACATGGGTTCATTCGAGTCTAGCAGAAACGAAGGTGGTTTCACCTTGTCTCGCAATTGCTTGATAGTATCACAGAGCTCGATGTAATCCCCCTCCAGGATTCTATCGGCATTCTTGTCGACGAGCGCGATGAGTTTATGAAAAAGATCCATCTTACATATACAATTACAACGCATCACTTAGGTTAGAAAAAGTCTTTGAACCCTTTTTAGCACTATTTTCAATTTTGTAAAACTCTTCAAACAATGGGGTGATATCATCCCCTTTATAAACTGCCTGACGCACTCGTCCAATGAAACTGTTTAATTTCGTATACGTTTCTGTGTGACTCGTTGTCTCTACGAAGGATAATAAACGTTTACACTTCGTAAGGAGAACATCCAAATTCCTCTTTCTTTCATTTTGGAACTCGCGTTCCAACTCGATATACCTCTTCTCACCACAGTCATTTATCGTCTCAATGAGACGTGTGTCGTCTAGTCTTTGAACAGGTTGCGGGGCAATGAGGTTTGCAATCGATCGTAGTAAACTGAACGGCATTTTTTAGGGGTAGGCGGGGGATCGACTGGTGTTGTGCAGTGCAAAACTTCTTCCCAGATGAGTCTCTGAACGTCTGGACACAGTGGAGCAGTCGCTTGGAGAAAGGCGATACGGAGATCGTCAGTAGCCAACCCAGAGATACCGAGAGGTACAGTGGAATGAACAAACAAGTTGTTGATAGGGAGAACGTATTCAGTCATCTTAGTTTTCGGGACTATCATTTTCACTTAGGTGTTCTTCGCGCTCAATCGAAATTTTCTCAAGTTCAATATCAAGAAGTAAACGGTAAGGGGCATCCCATAGGGCGGTTTTGACCCATGTATATGTATTTGCGAGATATACGGATCCCATAGACGCGAATGTCTGATAAACAGCCTGGAGGTATATCATATATGTGTACTAGCATTCTTCTTTTTATATGTATTCATGAGTTTACAGAAATCTGCTATACTGTATAAAGCGATCGACCCCTGTGAAAATGATTGTGTTCCACGCGATACGTGGAACCATAATATAATGTTTAGTGATATTAGAAATGGGACTAGAAGACGTACCCAAAAAAGTTCAGTATGTCATTCTGGATTCTAGATTTGTAAATGGTACAAACAATGTATTCTCACTTGACCTGACTTTGAAGTCAAACACACATGTCGAGGACATGAGTCGAGTCATAGGAATCAAGATGGTCGACTTTTACATCACACAGATTGGCGAGAATGATTCAAATCTCAACACGAACATCGCCAAATATGTTGATGTCATATGTCCAGACGTTCCCAAAGTTGCACAAATGTTGGACGAACGAAATGGACAAATATTAGCTCGTGTACCACTTGAGCGACATTTTGGTGGGAGTAATGGGATTCATTTACGAGATAAACAATGGAAGAACTTTAATCCTCCCACGAGATATTTCAATCCCATATCCATCAAGAAACTTAACTTTAAGATTTTTGAACAACAAGATGATGGTGATTATCTATCATTACAGCCAGATGCACAGTGGTCGATGGTTCTAGAAATCACAACCATTAACGTAAAAGAAAAAACACCGAATAAAGAAGTTCAGATTTTGGAAGTACTCGATAAACTTCTCAAAAGGCTTGACACACTTAATGAAAATGTTCAAAAGTTACCTGAAAAACCTCCAGACGAAAACCCTAAAAAGTATTCATTTGGTCTTTTAGTGTTCATATTGGTCTCATTACTGGGTGGATTCATATGGTGGGTGAATAAATCTTCTGCGTAAAATATATGGGAGGTAGAAAGGGTCGAAAATTTTCACTCTCATCATCTTATGAAGAAACTGAATACTACTTAGAAGAGGAGACTGACATCCAACCGACGGTAACCCCTAAAAATGAAAACCAGAAAACCTATAATCGAGCGCTTTATAGTCTTAGTAAACCTATGGTGTTCGCCGTTGGTCCGGCGGGAACGGGTAAAACGATGTTAGCATGTTATGCAGCTATATCGGGGTACAATGATAAAACCTACAAAAAAATTGTACTCACTCGACCCGTTGTATCGGTGGAAGAAGATATTGGTTACCTACCCGGTACACTCGAAGAAAAAATGGATCCATGGACAAGACCCATCATGGATGTGTTTGGAGAGTTTTACAGTCAAAGTGATATTCACTACATGATAAAGGAGAAGATCATTGAGATTTGTCCTTTAGCATATATGCGGGGTCGAACATTCAAGAATGCATTTGTGATTGCTGATGAAATGCAAAATTCCACCCCTAATCAGATGAAGATGTTACTGACGCGTATAGGCGAAGGATGTAAAATGATCATCGCAGGTGACCCGAAACAACATGACCGAAAATATGAAGATAACGGTCTCAAAGATATTTATACACGTTTACATGGTAAGAATCATAAACGAATTGAGTACATAACGTTCGAGTTCAATGATATAGAACGAAGTCCCATCGTGCGAGATATTCTCGAGATTTATGGTGACAACTAATAATATACAGATGACCACCGGTACAGGAGTCGGTACGATCATGTCTATATTAGCGTTATGCTCCGGAACACCAATCGAACCTTTACCACTCCTGTATATCATGGCATCTGCGAGATGGGCTTATGGCGCCGATCGTTACCTCGATGGCAAGACTGAAGATACACCAGAATCGATAGCCGCCTCTCTTTTACTTGCAAATCTCATACTTTGGTACAGTGATCAATCAAAGTACATCACTCCGGAGATTTTTTCAATCTTGTTGTATCCGTCGTTTAAACAAAATTTACCATTACTAAAACCATTCTACGTCGGTACATTTTGGGCGGGAGCTATCAGTGTTGTACCGCATCTCATAGCTCACACAGATGTTATAAATGATGAAGTGTTGGCGATGGGACTTCTCGCGACAAGTGTATCAAATATGGCTGACATAGAAGATGTAGACGAAGATGTTGAAAATGGGATCTACACGATACCCACTCGGATAGGTGTGACACCTACCCGTATACTTTCAGCTGGATTATTCATTGGTTCGGTATGTAAAAGTGGGTTACTTCCTGTATCAAATGCAGTTCGTGAGCGAAAGCGTGTAACGTTACACGTGTACCGTCCTCAGTTTTTATCAACACCTTTACCGACGTTCAGATCCTTTCCATTATAATTCTCGAACGCTTCATCCCCGTATAAGTCTTCGAGTAGATCGAGTGTTTCCTGGACATCCTTGAGTGAAGATTTCGTCGAACGCAAATTCCATTCGGCAAGTCTCTTCAGCTTTTCCTGACCTCGCTTATACTTTTCAACCTGTGTACGTAGCTGAGACAGCTCAACGTTGTCTGATTCATTTGACGATTTAGCATTTCCATAGCGACGTTTTCGGATATGCTTGGGTCGCTTATTCTCATTGCTTGACGAATTATAAATACGGGTGGGTGTAATACTAAGAACTACCATGTATTTATAATGAGTGATTCAACTTTATATGTATTTAAGCATCAACGGTAACTGGCTTCTTTTTAACTGGGGCTTTTTTAACTGGGGCCTTCGCGGGGGCCGCCTTCGCGGGGGCTGGACACTTGCACTCACCGGCAGGACCGGCAGGACCGGCGGGGCCAGCAGCACCAGCGGGACCAGCAGCACCGGTGGGACCACGCGCACCAGTGGGGCCGGGAGGACCGGCGGGACCTGGTGGACCAGTAACGCCTGGACCACCACCACCACCACCATTGTCAACAATCTTTAAGAGTAAGTCAAATAGACGGGTCTTGTCGATGCGAACACGCGCCATCTCCTGTTCAATTTCCTTGCGAAGGGTAGACATAATACTATACATAAAAGAAAGATTATCTTTATACTAAATGATCGTGATCGGTCCTGCCCTGAACACTGGGATTGGACAACACGCTAAGAAATATACACAACTCTTCGGAAATAGTTCCGTGTATTATGTGATTGGTAAGGAGCTTCCACAATGTGAGAATGGACTCATTTTCATGCTCCCAGTTCCTGCACATATGGAGTACCTTAAACACGCGAAACGACGTATCAAGAATCTCGCCTGTATGACTGTATGTGAAACAGAGACTGTACATGAGGACTATGGTCTCATCATGCAAGAATTCAAACGGGTTGCCGTTCCGAGTGAATTTTGTAAACGCGTTTTATCGAAACAGTTTCCAGATAACGAATTCTATGTTATTCATGCACACATTCCAGAACCAATTGAAAATCCTTACACATTTTACTACATTGGAAATATCATGGATCCACGTAAGAAATTTAAGGATATCTTACAGGCATTCGTTCGACTAAATAAGTCTGATACACGACTTGTAGTGAAAGCGACGTGTCGAAGTCCGGTGAACATTCAATTTCCACGAGTTCAAGTGATTAACGATATGCTTACCGATGAACAGATGAATGATCTTCATAATCGATGCGACTGTTACGTGAGCTTTTCACATTCTGAAGGTGTTGGTATGGGTGCCGTTGAAGCAGCGATACGAGATAAACCAGTGATCATCACCAATTATGGTGGAGCACCTGAATATGTCAAGACACCATACACGATTGATTGTGGACTTCAAGAATTGGAGAAGGATGATTTCCTCTTCAAAAAAGGAATGACTTGGGGCAAGCCAAACTTTGACCAACTCTTGGAGTACATGAGACATGCGTATGACAATCGTGTTCGTCATATGGATCACGAACACACGAAACAACTCGTGAGTAAAAAGAATGTATTAGAAGAATTTATCTTGAATGTAATTGGTGGCAAAAACGATAACACCGATGATGATAGTACCACTCATCATTGAATCTTTTTGAGCAATGAGACTCATGACAATATCATCGATAAATCCTATACCTGTAGGTGTAGTGACAAAACGGGGGACGAGACTCGCGATGATGATATAAAGAGACATGGCGATGATGACAGGTCTGAGACTTTCTTGATCCAACATGATCTTTGTATTACACACTGATTTTAATTTTGCTACCGATACTTCCCTTATCGATTCTATGTTTTTTGCAAAACTCTCCACACACAGCCTTGAATGAGCACCGTTTTCCAGCCATCGTCGTCGCTTGACAGATGTTCGTGTTTACACGAGATTCTTTGACAATCACCGGCATCTTGTCCAATACAATAATCTTCCGACTCTGTTTCTTCTCGTCAAACTTCCTGTACATCATCTTCATTTTCCATGTCGCATCCGCCAAGTTGTGACATTTGTCATTTGCCTCATGAACGCGGTGCATCTTCATCGCGTCCATGAGACATTGGTTCCAGAGTTCGTCACGAATGACTTGCATTTTTAGTTTCTTGATTTTAACTTTATTCGATACTCACTTAGGCGTTCAAGCTTCGCCACCTATTTCTGCAAGATACATATCAACTTGTCCAGTGAATCCCGAAAATTGCTCAGCAGTTCGTTTGGTCACCATATCTTGAACGTTCGTCACATGTTCCGTAAACTTCTTCACGTCAATACCCGTCGCGTTATGAATCTGAGCATCCGATGAGATGTCTTTCGCTGCGTACAAATATGCTGTCGCATAATTCGCGTGAAGAATCGCTATAGCCGGAGACTTATCCTGTTGGGCAGCCGTCGCATACCGAGCTGACTGTCGGACCAATTTCTGGACAGACTTGGACATCCCTCTCGACGTGTTTTGCATCATCACGATGAGAATGAATATGATGATGATGAAGTACGTGTACATGTCTTCTTAACGTACATCGAGAAAATTATCGCTTCACTTTCTTTCTAGGTGTGTTTGACTTGTTCACCGCCTTGCGTTTTTTACCCCTGCGTCCTTTCATTTTGGGTGGATACGTCATGACATTCGAGAGTTTGAACGGTCTACGAGTCATGGGACTCGGTCGAACCGCATTCGAGCCATGTTGGTTCGCGAATGCGAGATAATTCTTGAGTCCTTCTCGGTCGTATACATGGAGAATCTTACCATTTTTAGATACATTCGTTTTGAGATACGCTCGGTTCGAAGGTTTAATATTCGTCTTATTACCCGGTGACATTTCACGATTCATCCATACCGCGACGTTCTTATTTTTAGAGTAATTCATGTTTGTGTTATTTCTATTGTTTCTATTGTTATTTTCAGCGTTTAATAATTGTCGTTTAAGATTTCGCAATTCATTCTCTAATTGCTTGAGTGTCGGCATCTATTATTAGACAACATTTAAAGTGTCATTCTGACAGTCCTGCATCGTCTTCACATGGTCACCTTCATCGTCTCTAACTCGGGTAAAAACGTCGTATAGGTTATTGACATCGCCATAGTAGTTTGAAGCTACAGCTGGTGGATGTTCAAGTGAAAGACTTGTCCCGTGATTCTTGAGAAATTCGTCGTATGTGTGATAGGCATGTTCTTCCACCTGTTCGGAGAGATTGTAGGCCATTCGAGGTGACACCACATACAAGAGGCACGTCAACCAGTAATACGCGAAGGCTGTGTGCTGTGCGAAGAATCGGTCCACAAAGCGCTCATCACCACCCAAGTCTTCCATGATGAGAAGGTGGTGGTACTCATTCATGGTCTGAGCAAAGTGTGTCTCTAGGTAATCGGCGCGTCTCCAGATATCTAGGGTCTCGTAGAGGTGTAGAACGGAGACAAATGAGAAGTAAGGGACACGAGCGACCGTCTCGAGGACATAGAACCGGGCATAATCTCGATCCTGGTAAACCCTGTCGATGACCTTCACAGCTGATTTGACGAGGGTTTTGTTGACACGCTTCTCAAACCTACGAGCAGTGTTTACGTGGGGCTTGACAGAGGCGAGGGTGAGCATATAGTTTTCTATAAAATGATATTTTTAACCTAAGTTAGAGTTTTGAGTTGTAATCAATCCAAGAAAAATATGGAAATCCCTGATTCTGAAATTCAAGTGTATCTTTTACCTTCACCGAAACCTCCTATAAAAAATGAAGGAGTGGATGAAACTTTTGACGAATGTGTGTGCTTCGAGTGTTCTAAAGAACCGATCGTGTCACTGAATTGTGGACACAAATATCACAAAGAGTGTATTTCAAAGTGGATTGAAACGTGTGAAATGATAGGTCCTACATGCCCAATTTGTAGATCCGAAATGATCAGGATGGACTATAAATTTTGGTTCAAACTCGGGCGCGAAACGTGTAACATGGGACGATGGAGTGACTACTGCGGCCAAATTATATCCGCGAATTTTGGCAAATCTTCGAAATATGCGAAACTGTTTCCAATCCACTCACCCTTTTTGGGTGTTCAGGTAAATCTCGACAGTTTAATCCAACAAAGTTACACTCGTGATGAAGATACCGATTTCAACAAACATCTACAGGAGTATTTAAACACATCCAAATGGGTATTCTGTTGTGACGTGTTCTACAACATTGGTACCATCACAGAACCACATATTCAACGTCATAACGGAAGATATCCGAAACTAATTACAAAACAGCAAAAACAGTACATTAATGCATTTAGAGATCGACTCAAACTTTTCCTAAACTATTTGGATTATATCGTCGACAATATGAAAATGCCTAAAAATACGATGCGATGGAAAGAAACTACTGGTAGAAATTCAATGAAAGATTTCATTACGAGTGTGAACAAAATGAAAAAGTGGTGTGATAAATTGAATCTTTTGGATGAACTGAACCTAAGTTAGAGTTTTGAGTTGTAATCAATCCAAGAAAATATGGAAAGTGTCCAAAAACTCACCCATATCGAACACGTTCTCAAGAGACCTGACTCATATGTCGGTCCAGTTGAATTGGGTACAGAACCCTACTGGATCCTTGATGGTGACAAGTTCTCCAAGAAGAACCTCAAGTACTCCCCAGCTCTCTTGAAAATCTTTCGATGAAATCCTCGTCAACGCCATCGACCGCAACTCTCTCCACCCCTAAACAGGTCAACTCCATCTCCGTCGCTATCGATAAGGATTCGGGTTCCGTGACCATCGAGAACAATGGTCCACTCGGTGGCATCGGTGTCCGTATGCATGAAAAGGAGGGTCTCTGGAATCCTGAACTTGTCTTTGGACACCTCCTCACGAGTACCAACTATGATGACTCTCAAAAACGTATCGTCGGTGGTCGCAATGGGTACGGTGCCAAGTTGGCGAACATCTACTCGAGTGATTTTTCGATCGCTATCAAGGACCATGAGACGAAAGCAGACGTACACCCAATCTGGTCAAAGAACATGACTGTCTGTGACCCACCAAAAATCAAAAAACATTCGGGTGCTACGTCATCCGCCTCCATCACATTCACACCCGAGTGGAAGAGGTTCGGAATGTCCAAAATGGACGATACCATCTACAGCATTTTCCAGAAACGAGTTTGGGATGCGAACATCTGTACCACTCAAAACTGTAAAGTGAAGTTCAATGGAGATGTCCTCCCCAAACAAAACTTTGAAGCCTATGCCAAAATGCACGAAGGTGTTCAAGACGTTGCCTCTGTCTCCGGTGACCGCTGGTCAGTGTGTATCGGACCGTCTGAGAATGGTCTCGAGCAAATCTCTTTTGTGAACGGTCTCTGTACCATGAAGGGTGGTACACACGTCGATCATGTGGCGAACATTGTCGCCAATGGTATCATCGAGGATATGGCCAAGAAGATTAAACTGAAACCTCAACAGGTGAAGAATGCCTTTACGATCTTTGTAAAGGCAACCCTCGAGAACCCCAACTTTTCCAGTCAGGTGAAGTCTGAGTGTACCTCCAAGTCTCCAGACTTTGGTTCAAAGTTTGAACTCCCCAAGACATTCGTCAAGAATGCTCTCAAGACCGGTATCGCCGATGAACTCATGGCACTCTCGAAATTCAAGGAGATGAAGGAACTCAAGAAGACTGATGGTGCCAGAAAGTCTAAGATTACTGGTATCCCCAAGTTGGATGATGCGAACAAGGCTGGTACGGCACAATCTTCTAAGTGTACACTCATCGTCACAGAGGGTGACTCAGCGAAGACCCTCGCTGTCGCCGGTCTCTCGGTAGTTGGTCGTGATCACTATGGTGTCTTTCCCCCTCCGTGGTAAGTGTAAGAATGTCCGAGATGTATCGGTTGCGCACAGTGACTTCGAACCAAGAGTTCAATGATCTCAAGAAGATCTTGGGTCTCCAACAAGGAAAGGAGTACACAAGTGTTCTGAAGCTCAGGTACGGGCGCTCTGATGATTATGACAGGACGCAGACAATGATGGATCCCATATCAAGGGTCTCATCCTCAATATGATCCATTACTTCTGGCCGAGTCTCCTCAAGTTGAACTTTGTGGTTTCGATGGTGACCCCAATCATCAAGGCTACCAAGGGTTCACAAACCAAGTCCTTCTACACAGACTCAGCTTTCCGTACCTGGTATGGTGACGGAAACAGGGTTGGAAGATCAAGTACTACAAGGGTTTGGGTACTTCTACGAGTGCCTGAGGCGCGTGAGTACTTCAAGAAAATCGAAGATCTTACTGTCAAGTTTAATACAGATGTAATGTCTGATAAATCTATTACATTGGCATTTGACAAGAAGAAGGCTGATGACCGTAAAACATGGCTTTTAGAAAGTACCGCCAAAGAAGCAAAAGAACTTGAAGTACCCTACGGGAAAGTAAAACAGTTGGCCATCTCGGACTTTGTTCACAAAGATCTAGTGAATTTTTCACTCGCTGATTTGAAGCGTTCTATCGCCCACGTTTGTGATGGACTCAAACCTTCACAACGTAAGGTGATGTATTCTTGCTTTCAAAGGAATTTGACTGCGGAGATGAAAGTGGCTCAACTGGCTGCTTATGTGGCTGAAAAGTCTGCTTACCATCACGGTGAAGTGAGTTTGGCCGACACCATTGTGAAGTTAGCCAATGACTATACAGGCTCCAACAATGTGAATCTCCTAGAGCCTTGTGGGCAGTTTGGGACACGACTTATGGGTGGGAAAGATGCCAGCCAGACACGCTATATCTTCACGAGATTGACACCTGAAGCGAGGAATGTATTTGATCCCCGAGATGACGCGATTCTCACCTACCTAGACGACGATGGTCGCTCAATCGAACCCGACTTTTACATGCCCACTCTCCCGATGGTACTTGTGAATGGCACAGAGGGTATTGGCACCGGTTTCAGTTGCTATGTACCTCCATTTAACCCCAAAGATATTCGAGACAACATCCTCAACTTCCTCGATGGTAATCCTATCAAAAGGATGAAGCCTTGGTTCAGAGGTTTCAAGGGAAAAGTGTTTGAACAAGATGATGATTCGTGGATGACACAAGGTATGTGGAGCGTCATTGGAAGAACAGTTAAGGTGACTGAACTCCCACCGGGACGCTGGACCCAAGATTACAAAGAACATCTGGATACCCTCGTTGAAAAGAAAATCATTAGTGGTTTCACGAATAACAGTACAACAGAGAATGTGGATTTCCTCATCCAAGACTACAATGGTAAAGATGTCGTCAAGGATCTCAAGCTTCAAAAGACTTTCCGAACCTCGAACATGCATCTGTTCCACCCTACACGAGGTATCCACAAGTATGAAACCCCTGAAGATATTCTAACAGACTTCATAACCATTCGTCGTGAATATTATGACAAGAGGAAAGAGTATCTCATCAAGGTTCTTGAGGCTAAATCTAAGATGTGTGACTACAAGTCTCGTTTTGTGTCTATGGTTATCAACGGAGATATTGTGGTCTTCCGTCGCAAAAAACAGGATCTTGAGAACCAATTGTCTGGTCTATTCCCAGAAGTAAATGGAAGCTATGACTACCTTCTAAACATCAAGACAGTTCAGTACACGGATGAGAGTGTCAGAGAGCTTTTGGCACAGTCCAAACAGGCAAAGAAGGAACTCGAGATTATGAAGTCTACTTCTCCTATGACAATGTGGAAAGATGATATTAAAAATATGTAGACAATAGATAAGTATGGGTGAAGCGGCAAAGATTTCACTTAAAGCTATTGGAAAGCAAGATACATACTTGCTTTGCAAGAATCCAGCGGAATCTTTCTTTAACCCAAATACTACGAAAAGACACTCGAATTTTAGAAAGTATCATAGGAGTAAGAATGTCATCAATACCGGTCAGATTCCTAATTGGCCATTCGGACAGACCATCAAGGTGCAGTTTAATCCCCAAAACATGGGTGATCTTTTGAGTAATCTTTGGTTGAGTATAAAGATGCCTCGAGTTACGAATGGAAATTATGCAGATCAATTGGGTCGTCATATTCTCAAAAGTGTCGCAATGTATGTGGATGATACCGAACTTGAAAAGATTGAAGGTGATTGGGGAATCATTTATGATGAGTTGTATTTAGAACTTTCAGAAAAAGTGGCGAATAGGTTTCTTGTAAATAGAAGTATAGGTTTCGATGACTCAACAAAAACGGATTCAGGTTTCAAGACTCGAAACAGATCTCATGATTCCATTACAATTTTTCTTTGCACGCAAGTACGCGAGTGATGAGTATACTACGAATAAACCAAATAGACCCTACTTCCCTACGTGTGCCGTACATAAACAGAAAATTGAGTTTGTACTAGAGTTTCATAACCAGTCATTTTTTACTGATACACTTGATACATTGATTCTCGATGAATTCAAGCTCATCACGGAAGAGATGACGGTGAGCCCCGAAGAAAGGAAATATCTTGGACACGAACCTCAGACTATTGTGACGGATATCGTTCGAAAACATCCAACGACTGTGAGCGAACTCGGCAATCCGATAATCCAAACGAATCTCGTTCCGAACATTCCCGTTAAATGTCTTCATTGGTTTTTAAGGAATACAAAGTTTGAGATTGAGAATGAGAGTGTAGCACTCGAACCCAAGCAATTGGGTGGAAGTATTATAGGTACTAACGCGAATGATGACTCGGGATACTCGGTGGCCATATCACCCGATGGAACCACTATAGCTATAGGTGAACCCAAGTATGAGTTACAGGTTGATACCAGTCCAGAAGATGGTATCATAGATAATCCTAATCAAAATAAGGGTCGTGTCCGTGTATTCAAGTTAGTATCGGGATCGTGGACACAATTAGGTTCGGATATTAACGGACTCGTTGATGGTGAATTACTAGGAACATCTGTTTCTTTATCTGAAACGGGTACAGCTCTCGCCATCGGTTCACCTGGATCGGATATAACACGTGTGTATCAATACACTAATGAGTCATGGACCCAATTGGGTTCGGATATCACGGGTACAGCGTCGACTAAATCGGGAACTTCTGTTTCTTTATCTGGAAACGGAACACATGTTGTCATAGGTGCACCCGAATATACGGATGTTGGATTTACAAACAGGGGTCGTGTACAGGTATGGTATTACACTATCGCACTAGGTTGGCAGCAATTGGGTGGAAATATGGACGGTGTTGGTGGCGGAGATTTTTCGGGTAAAGCAGTCTCGATTTCAAATCCAGTGACTAATGGTGGTACAGACTATACAGTAGCTATCGGAGCGTATGGTCACCAATCGAGTCGGGGACACGTACGCATATTTGCGTATAACGGAAGTGCGTGGACTCAACGAGGTTCCGACATTGATGGAACATCGTCGGGTGATGAATTTGGGACTTCAGTTGACCTTTCCAAGAATGGTTCGTACCTCATCGCAGGTGCTCCTAAAAGTGGTGGTGGTACTGGATACGCCCGTGTATTCTTTTATAATACGTCTACTAGTGCATGGATACAGATCGGACCGGCTATAAACGGTGTCACTATCGGAGAACAGTCTGGTACATCCGTTTCTGTTTCAAACACCGGTACTCGGGTAGCTGTAGGCACACCACTCGCGAATAAATCGAGAGTGTATAACTTTACAAACGTTGGTGGTGTGTTTGCTTGGGATCGTTTACACCGTGATTTGACGGGGACTGGAAACGGTGGTGCTTTATCTATGGCTGACGAGGGTTTACGTGTGGTCACAGGCTCTCCCACTTTCAACAATAATGTAGGACAAACACAGGTTTTCGATCTTCCAACAAATGATGAAGAACTTTATTTCTGTCAAAACAGATTCAATTTTTCTTCAAACGTGGATTTCGATGATCAACTCACATTCTTTAATCCTGTCATGAGAGATGCGAGTTTTTTTATTAACGGTACACGTCTCCCTAATGTGACCAATACGAATCACAATTATTTCAAGTACCTCATCCCATACAGGATGCGTCTTTCTAGGCCCATTAGGAATATTTACACGTATAGTTTCTCGATGAATCCGATTAATGTGGAACCGTCGGGAAGCTTGGACTTTGGTGAGATACAATCCGATAAAACAAAAATTGAAGTAAATCTCGACACGACAAAAGTGGACGTGTCTTCAAATACATATTCTTTACACATGTATTACACGGGGTACCAAACGTTTATTTTTGAGGGTGGTCGGGTGACACCGGTCGCTTACTAAATAGAGTCGTTTTGTTACTCGAAATATAGTCGATAATCTTATTCTTGATACACCATTTGATGAAATTTAACTGTGCCAAAGTCGTATGAATTTCATGAGATGTTCCGGGAACAGTGTATGCAAACTTTTCTGACCGACAAAAGGGGTCAAACAATTTTTTACTGTACCCATCGAGACTTGACTTGTATGCATAATGTACCGTAAAGAGTTTTCCATCCGTTGTTTTGTAAGATGTATGGTTCTTCTTTGCATAATTCGTGATAAACCATTCAAGATTTCTCAGTGAAATACCACTTGTTTTGTCTAGTATATTCAATAACTTGGACCTGTTTCCTTCTTCGTTGTAAAATGAATTTATTGATGTTAGTAGAATATCTGTTTTACTCATTAACAATAATAGAATCCAAATCTATAAGTCCTTTCGATGAAGAAGATTTCTCACAGCCCGGACACCCAACAACATTTCTAAATCCCGGTCCATGTGTGTGACCACTTATACTTTCGTGCGTTCTTTGTTTAATTTTTTCACCCTGTTTCTGATGCTTTCCACAATAGCCTCCGTGATTACCCTTGAATGTACATCTCGAACCATCCGGTTTGGTACCTCTACAAATAGGGTTTGATGAAAGAACTGGTATATCTTTTAGTAATGATGCCAACTTAATCTGATATTTGTTCGAGATAATTTCCGCGTATGATGTCATCATCGAATCGATGCGCATTTCCAGTTCATCTTCGAATACCTCTACGATTTTGTCTCTAAAACTCATTCCTTATTCTGTACTTGTTCGTATTTTTTAAATAAGTCTTCAATACTTTCTTCACGAGGAACTCTAGCATTTTTTATACGAAGTTTAAGATTGACGATCGTTCCATCTGTTTCAAGACCAAGCTTTTTACACTCTTCGATGAGTTCAGGTTTTTTCATCGTGCTCAGGGCCGGTTCTCGTTTCTTGGGTGGCGGTTTACATTGATTAATGAGTTCACCGAAAATTTCCTGTTTTGTATTTTCAAAAAGTGGATCTAGAAGATCACACACGGGGTTCAAAAATTTATTGATGAAGTAATACTTGTAGTCTACCGGTACGTTATTTTCTTCGACATACTTTGGATCTTCAGATTTTTCAAACGCTTTCGCCTTAGGATCACCTGTATTCGTGAGCAGATACGGGACGCGGTCACCAGATTGAGGTTCGGAACCAGGTTTACGCATGCGCATTTTATTAACAACTTGGACGTGTGCTTGGTTAATATTGCAACTCTCCGAACTTGTGATTGATACATTTTGACCGTTCACCTTGTATGAATCTGAAAGGGACTGACTAAGAATCAACTTCTCGTTTGGAACGTCACCGGAAAGTAGCTCAACCGCGCGTTCCTTAGCGAGTTCTTTAGGTGGTCCTGTGTCACTCGACGTGAGTACGACATCCAAAAGTTCCTTGCATACTTCACGTACGTGTGGTGTGTTGTCCCGTCGAACAACTTGAAGACCCTTGATGTCTATGTAATCCATGTTCATATTTCCATCCTTGCCTTGTGTCCACAGTTTCGCAGCGTACCGTTTCTTTGAATACAGAAAGTAGGGCCAATACACCTTTTCAAGCTCGAGGTTATTAGGCTTTTTGAAGAGCGCTGAGCACTCTTCGGCGGCTCTCTCACCAATCTCCCAACTGTACTTGACAGCCTCTTCACCTTTCCGGTCACCGACATCAAATTCAACCATGACAGAATCTGTGTCTCCGTATCTCACCTTCGCACCAGGAAAGTTCTTCTCGACGTAATTCTTCGTCTCCTCAATCATCGCACGACCCCTAAACGTCGTCGTCGACGCGATGGGTACACAGGGTAAAATACCTTTTCCAGCACCCGTAAATCCATAGACTGAGTTCATTGAAATTTTATACGCCAACTGCTTACCATTGTAGACCTCCTTCATGTACCCCGTCGCAGCTGCCATATCCTTTTTCGCCTTTTTACGAAACTGCTTGAGTTCCAGTAGAATGGCTGGCAAGAGACTCGGAACATCCTGTGCAAACTTGTATGTTCGATCCCCAATCCTGAATATTTCGTATTCGATACCAGGTACATTCCCATAATCCTTTTCGTTCATGACATACGAAGAGTAGCACAGGTTGTGTGCCATCATGATCGAGGGATACAGTGCTTCAAAATCCAGTGCTGTAATTGGTGTATAATACGCACCCTTTTGTGCTTCCAGAACAGTGGCACCTTCGTATGGTTCTTCGGGAAGCTGTCCGTACCGAATCGTTGGAACCATGAATCCCATTTCACGCGCCTTCTTCGTGAGTTGACTGAATACCTTGATTTGCTGTCCCCTTTCTACGAGAAAGCACATAGGCACCCACGTCGCCTTTGCCATTTCCAAGAGATTGAGTAGGATACACATCTTCTTCATCAACTTGTGTGGCAACAACGTATCCTTGATACAATACTCAGCAACCTCTCGAAGTTTTACTGGATCACCTTCTGTATAACGAGCAAACATCTCTTTGGGTGGCATGTCAATCTTTTGATCGCCTAGATACAGTTTCGAAACATTATTCAAACTGTATGAATCGAGTTTGTACCCCTTCTTCACTTCATGAAACATATCGAATACGAACCGACCGGACATGGGAAGAAGTTTCAGAACATTGTCACCGAGTGCACTCGAGCTCAACTTCTTGATTGAGATTTCACATTCCTGACTCTTTAATTTTCCAAGTTTGAAAAATTCGGGATCACACCCGGTCATGAAAGCTCTCGTGTAAATGTAATCAAGATCGAAACCAAAGATGTTCCATCCAGTCATGATGTCAACATCCTTTTCATGTAGATACTTTTGAAACGCTTCAAGCATCTCTCGCTCGGTTTCAAAACTGATAATATTTGATCCATCAATTTTCGGATCCGTCTTTTTGTAACAGAGACATGTTTTGTCATAAGGTTCGTCATTTCCAAATGTACACAACGAAATAGCAATCTGAAAACAGGCATCACCCCTCACATTTGGATCTGGAAACTTACCAGTCGAACTATTACACTCGATATCAAACGATGCAACGACGAATGGGGCGATATCATCGCGTGAGACTGGTTTAAGTGTTCTCCAGTCGTTACAGAAAAGGTCGATGTCAACTTTCGCCAGATGGGTTCGTACACACGAGTCACCCGAGTTGAGCCAACCAGTCGACTGGATACCCGTTCGATGCATCAGACGGAGTACGGGATCGATGTTCGATTCAAACACTTTGAACCGCTCCATACCATGCGACATCTGAATCGCACTTTTCAACGTATAATCAACACGACGACGACTTTTTAAATTTTTGAAATCAAGTTTCATGTACGCAAACTCCTTGTTATTTTGAAATCCCCATACATCTTTCGATTTCATGATCGAATAGGATACGAGACATTCGGGGCATTTTTTGTCAAGAACCATATAGATTTCTTGAATAGTCTGTTGTGTAACACGTTCAGGCAATTTGATGAAAAAGTAAGGAGTAAATGCCGTCGTCACACAGATAGATTTACCACCTTCCGTCTTTCCAAAGATACTCACAAGATGTTCGTCATCTGTGTCGACCGTTTCCCATGTGAGTGCCTGAAACTCTACACCCATATTCGCTATAAATGATTCGAGCTAAAATTTTAATATCGTTTACTAATAAATGTCTGCTGCTTTAATTGACCTCGTCTCGGTCGGTGCCCAGGATGTATACATCACCGGTCAGCCCGAAGTGAGCTTTTTCCGTCAGAACTACAAGCGCTACACCAATTTCGCGATCAAGCCCGAACGTCTCGATTACATCGGTACTTTTGCCAGTGGTAATGAGGTCACCATTCCTATCAAGTCGAAAGGTGATCTTTTGAGCTACGTATGGATCGAGGCTGATGATATCGGTGGTGTCGGTAACTCGAACGCCGGTTTCTTCGATAAGGATGATTCCACCACCACCGAATTCCAACTTTGGATCGGTGGCCAAAAGGTTGCCCAGATTGATTCCCTCTACATTCAGGGTGTCCACAATCTTCTATACAAGGATACGCAAGCGAAGGCGACGTGCGCCGTGACCCTCGACGAGGTTCCCCAGAATGCACTCGGTTCCGCGAATTTCGCCAACCATTACATTCTCCCCTTCTTCTTCAGTGATGACTGGACCAAGTCTCTCCCCCTCGTCGGTCTTCAGTATCACGATGTTGAAATTCGTGTCAAGTGCCGTAACGGTACCTTCTCGCCCAGTGGCGTCAAGGTGTATGGCACCTATGTGTACCTTGACACAGCCGAACGTGAATTCTTCACCAACACCGAACACGAAATTCTGTTCACGCAAACCCAGCACCAGCTCATGTCCGCGACCGATACCGAAGTTGATCTCACGTATTTCAACCACCCAGTTAAGGCTGTACACGTCGTGTCATCTGAAGCGGATACAAACAAGTGGTCCACCAACTGGACGTTCGATACGGCGACCATGTACATTAACGGTACGCCACTTTTCGAGGACATGTCTGCGACGTTCCATCACAACGTCGTCCCCGAGATGCACTGTTCTATTCTTCCCCAAGATGCTTTGAGTACCGTATCTACGTTCACATGGCCCTTCTGCATCACCATGAACAAGTCTCAACCCACTGGTACGTTAAACTTTTCCCGTATCGACAACGCCAAGTTGTCCCTCAACGGTGGTACGCGTGTCGGAAACATCGTCCGCGTCTATGCGGTCAACTATAACATTCTTCGTATCAAGAATGGTATGGGTGGTGTCGCTTTCGGTAACTAAGTAAATCGCAGTCCACTAAAAAAATATGTAAAAATGGTTAAATCTTCCTCACGACCCCGTAAAGCATCCAAGTTCGTTATCGATCTCGGACCAGAAATAGACCGAGTCGTCAAGAAGAAAAATGCAAAAATCAAAAAGCAGAAGGTAATCATCGCAGAACTAGAGGACAGGCTCCAGAACAGAGGTGATGACCTGAAATTGAAAAAACAAAAGTTATTCATTTCCAGTCTCCAGGAGAAACTGAAACAAGCGGAGACACGTGTCGTCGCGGCGGAAAATGAAACGAGGCAGTACAAAGTTCGCCGCACCGGTATAGATAATAAGACGGTAAATTATGCATTTAAAAGGTTAAGGGAGGGATTTTCACTGTCAAGAATGAAACCAAATACGATTCTCCTTATTCAACAGTCTGGAAGGTGGGAAGAGGCGCGAAAGATTAGCGCTCGATTCAAGTTATGCTAGAATCTCTTTCGTCTTATCATACATTCGTTCAAAATACCTGTTTGTCCACCCCTTCTTAAGACGTGTATTCTCGAGTGATCCAGACTTTAAGGAACTCCAAAGATCCAGACGCCCCTCCAAAAAAGTTTTAAACGCATCCATATCATTCGTAGACGTGTAGCGAACCTTTTCACCTTCGAGTGCTTTGTTCATAGCGGTCACACGGGCATCCATTGAACGCTTAGCAAACTGATCAGGAGTGAGACGAGTGGACACATCGGTTGTTTTCTTGTTCATTTCTGATATCAATAAGATTGTAATCTTTATACCTAAGTGTGTTTCAACTACATGAATTACATGTTTTCCCTATTTTTGATTCAACCAGTAGAACTTTTTAAATGTCCGGTTACAGTACATGATACCGTATCTTCTACTTGGAGGTTTAGGTCTTCTGACTGTGTATACGTACACGGGCGGTCAACTTCTAACCGCGAGACAGGCAAAAAATCGTATCAAAAGCGGAAAAATAAAACGCGTTATCGACGTTCGCACCGACATGGAATGGCGTCTCGGGCACTATCCTGGCGCAGTTCACATCCCAGTCAACAAAATAAATAAAAAGACGACAAAAAGTCTCCCCAAAAAGGGTCTCCTCGTGTATTGTAATACGGGGCAACGTGCCCGATTCGCGGCAGAAAAGCTCATTGGTTTGGGGTTCAATGAGGTTTACTACATAGCAGGTCTGTATACCGATTTACTCTAAATCCATAAAATCTTCTTCTTTTTCTTCTTACCCAGATGTGTAAGTTTGTGGAGTACAATCACATAGAAAATTCCAAGAGGCAGAACCTTCATTATTGTAATCGTACATTAATTTTTTAACTTGACACCCAAAACTCTCCGCAACTTTTGAAGAATCGTCGGATCCGGAATAGCTCTACCCGATTCGTACGAGTTAATAATACTCGCATTCACACCCACCGCGTTTGCTAAATCTTTTTGTGTTTTGAAACCTTTAGCAATACGTCCCTGTTGAATCATCTTCGCCATCGAGAGGGAAACCTTCTTATGTGTTCCCAACTCTTCGCGATCCAACTTTTGTTCCTTCGTCACTTCACGGTGTGGTTGTGCGGGTCGCGAAACATTGTGTTTCGCTCCATGAATGACGACAGGTGTCCAATCTTGGTGATGACTCATTGTATTTATACTACTCGCCTCGTTTTTAAGATCCTTTCCAAACGGTCCTTTTCCCGTCGCATAAAAATAGTAAGTTCCATAACTTCACCTTGTAGTTTGACCTTCCCCGCTTGTCTCGTCCATATAGTCTGTTCCACTCGGACCATATCGACACAAGACATTTTCGTATCCGGTACGTTACTATGATGAACAGCGAGAACCATCGCATCTCGTTTTGTTTCTCTCGAAAGTTCTCCGGTGTGACACACGACTACATGAGCACCCGAGTATCCCGCTACATGCATCCACCAGTATCGGGGACTACTAAACACAGTGAGATTGTCGTTATCCTTTGCATTTTGTCCGACGCGAATAACTGTGCCATCATTCGTTGTATATTCAAGCATGAATAATGATGTATTTTTTTCCTTATATTCTATTAATGCACGTCGTATTACAACCGAGTCCATCCATCACACACAAACTTAGGGTGACACTCCCAAATAAAAGAGCTATTGATTTCGGTGAACGCGGTGTCCAACACTACACAGAACATGGAAACCCAAGACTTATGCGTGCACAACTTATTAGAAAGGGTGCCGTCCTTCCTAAGAAGCTGCGAATCGAGAGGGATCAGGGTGAGATTCATAGGGAAATGTTAAAAATTTCGGAAAGTTCTCAGGAAGATTGGGAAGATTTCTTCCGGGCTGAGTATTGGGAAAGGTGGCTACTGTATACATACCCTAATGTGACAAAGGCCAAACTCTTCATGACGATGCGTCATGGTATTTTATTCATGCCTACACCAGAGGACTTCTGGTTCTGTAACGAGTCGTTTACTGACCTGTAGATCCAAAGCCCCCGTCACCCCTGAGTGTCTCATCGAGTAGACCAATTTCCTTGATCATAGGTGTGTCACACCTTTCCAAAATAAGTTGAGCGATACGATCACCCTTCTTGATTTCAAAGTCTTCCATACCATGATTGAATAGGACGACCTTGACTTCACCGGTATAATCGGGATCAATAACACCCGCACCAACGTTGATGCAATGTTTCACAGCTAGACCAGAACGAGGAGCTACACGCCCATATAGACCGTCCGGAATAGACAGAGCGATACCAGTACCAACTAAAGCTCGCCCCGCCTGACACGGTACAGTCGCAGCTTCGGAGCTATATAAATCATATCCCACAGCACCATCAGAACCACGAGTAGGCAGACAAGCATCGTAAGAAAGCTTTTTGACCCCGAGAGACATCTATTTGACTTGAGTTTCAAATCCTTAAGCTTTCACATATTTCTTCTTCTCGTCATCTGTGAGTGCGCGCCATAACTCACCGAGCTTAGAGCCAATCTCGGTAAATGTCAAGTCGGGAAAATCCTTGACCACTTTGGGTCGCATCTTCTTAACGAAGTTCATGTACGCGTTAGGCTTACGCTTAGGCTTGGTCTTGTCAGTCATTATACTATTGATTACATTTTAATCTTTAATGCCGGATTACGTTTTGTGTATGTGAGTAGACAAATTCCACAACTGAAAACGTTTATGAAAATCTGAAGTGGATACACGAACAATTTTACGAGTAGTGAATGATCCGAGTACGTATGTATGATAAACATAGTGAGAAAGGTTTCGTAAAACACGCGAAACATGATATTCGAAATTCGATACAAAAGGTCAACCATTTGATGAATGGAACACGATCTCGGAATCAGACGACGAAGCGTCAACAGGCTCGTATCTATTTCAATCAAACCACCCAAACTTATGATGAACGTCTCTTCTGGATACACCATAGCTCTCATGAGTGCCAACAAGCACACGATGTGATGACACACGATCAGATCCCTGTATGAATGTGAATTGAAGATATTCCATACGAGATCAAGACTCATGTAGATGAAAAGTGCATGCGTCAGAAAAAGTGGGTACACGACATACCCAAAAAAGACTTCGGCGATACACATGGTAGAAAAAGGTGCCAAAAATATGAGTGAAGCTACATCATGTGCACGAGTGAGTGTCATTCTACGAGCACATGGTATAGTATTTTTAAGTTACTGCTGAGAGCGGGGTTCGAACCCGCGAGGCTTGCGCCAGGTGTTCTTAAGACACCCTCCTTAGACCACTCGGACATCTCAGCCCGAGTATTTTAGTCTTCAAATCTTTAAGCATTTTGGTGGTGGTTCAAATGCCGTCTGCTCCTTCAGTTCCTTACGCTGCTTCAACTTCTTGATGTCCGCACCTTGACAATCATGCTTCGTCAAGTTGATGCAACTCGGACAGAAACTACCCTCACAATAGTTACAGTCTATGGGTACACCACACTTCTTACGACAACGTTGACACGGCATTCTTACTATTAACTCGGATAAAGATTTTAAGTGACTTTCATGTAGAATGTCCCTCACTTACGCGTTCGCTAAGCCAGTCGTTCCCACTGAGTACTCTCGCCTCAAGACAACCCTAAAAAAGTCTACAGTCGGATATGGAACTGCCTTGAGTGCCTCGTACTTCATCACACAGGGTGCTGATCAGGGTGTATCGGCCGTTTTGGGAGCTACCGCGTCGTACGCGTATGTGACCCTTCTCTCAGATAGGGTGGACAAGTTTGAAAATTCGACATTTCAAGCGGAGTTTTTGGCACCTCTCGGTGCCGCTGCGTTTGAAGTGTCGTGGAATAATGCACCTTTCGCATTTGACTTTGATTATGGAGCTACTTTCGTGGGATTCCTCGCGTACAAATTTGCTCTCTCAACTGTATTGTACCAAACCGTAAGAGATATGATGATCGGGGACAGTGAAGCCTTTTACGACACCGAAGAAAAGGTTTACAATGACCTATCCAATTGGGATACGCAACATGGAGAAGTAAATATCACATTTGAAGAAGAGAATTATACTACCGAAGATTTGACACCACACGATCAAATAGATGAAGATGGTGAGAATTACCCATTGTGACTAACTAACTGGGAATAGTGAAGCCTTCTACGATACTGAGGAGAAGGTCTATAACGACCTTAGCGAAGACGACGAAGTTCCCGAGCAATACGCATCACTACACGAGGAGACGCTTGGTTGATCATCCTCTGGCCAGACGCATTCATATAAGAAACACGTTTATCTATCATATTTTTAATGTTAGCCCTGGCACGCGCAACAGCGGCTGGGTTGGGGGTGCGTGGTTTGGGTTTGGGCTTGGGCGAGGGCGACTTTTCATTAAGTTCCCTGAGTTTCTTAATGTTAGCGTTCGTGGTCACCATATTCTTCATAAAACTGGTCACAATCTTCTTGTCAATCGCCGCCTTACGGGAAGGGGTCATCTTCTTCGAAGCCGCACGCTTCTTAGCCGCCTTTGGGTACAGCTTCGCGAGTGGAACATTGTTCACATTCTTGACACGTGTCTTCATGTTAGCACACAACTCACTCACCGTCTTCTTCTCCGTCTTGATGCCATACTTCTTGGCAACCTTCACCACCTCATCCTTCTTGTAGAGACGGCACTTCTTACGACCAATCTTAAGATCACCAGCCTTGTCTACGGAAATGTTCATTGTTTAGTATACGTTGAGAAAAAATCGCAACTTTAAATTGTCAATTCAACGTAATGAAGTACGTCATTGTCATCGTACTCGTACTGCTTATCACCTGGTACATGGTTCGTAAACGGGGTCATGCTTTCTGGGATCGTCAGCCGGTATCTCGAACAGATGGTTCACATGAAGGTGTCATTTCCAATATCGTACCAAACCCAATCGGTATAAAACATCCAGACGTCGTTGAAACAGTTTTACCCGATGATACATCCTTTCATAAAACATTCGCAAGATTCTTGAATAATCATTATGTCAAGGATTACATCTTTGACCAAAAATACATATCATGGTTACTCAGTCATCCGGGTCTGCAGAAGTCTAACATTACGACCATTCAGAGAAATCGAGAACTAATCGGGACAATCATGTCCAAACCGTATTCAATCGCCATAAATGGGAATACCATTCCCACGAATTATGTGGATATGTTATCGGTTCATACCAAACATAGAAACAAAAAGTATGCGCCAGTTCTTATATCTAACATGTTGACGAATTCGTGCGATGAAACATATAAGACGTGTATTTTCAAAAAGGAGGAGAAACCATTACCATTCAATTACATATGTAAAACGAAATACTATTCTAAGGATATAATCCGGAAAGTTAAAACTAATTTGGCATACACACTGACACCTACAAGCCCTGATGATTTGGAATATATATCCAAGTTGTACGAAAAGGAATCTGTAAAGTATAAATGTTTTCCCATTCTTGACGACGCTCAGGTGAAGTATATTTTTGGAACCAATTCTCTCACCTTAAAAGTTAATGGTGTTCATAAAGGTGTCATAACGTACACACTAAACCACATCGAAAATACATCCACTACAATCGCCGAAATCACATTAATGCTTTGTGAGGATGAGTTATATGTAGAAGCTATGAAACACATGAATAACTATTGTCATACACATAAGATAGATATCCTACTCTGTATCGATATGGCGAAAAATCGAAAATGTATCGATGTATTAGGATTCACAAAAGGTTTAGATGTTTATTTTCAGATGTACAACTATACGTTACGCACCCCATTGAATCCAACTGACATTTTATTCAATTTTTTCTAGTTTGTTATTGTAATGATTGTTGGAATTAAAGTCGTTCCACCGAGAGTACGAACCAGTGTAAAAGTCAAAACCAGATACAACAATCAGGATACATACTATTTGAGACATAGTTACCCATTAGTGATTCTTAATGTAGTCTTCGCGGCGACAGCTGCCACTCTATCCCTGTTTATCAAGGATTGATTTCCCCAGTCTGGAGAAATGTATCAATCCTGTTGGCGATACTCTTCCCAATACCCTTCACTTTCGTGGGACCGGCACACAGTTCCTGACCACAAGTCACCTCAAAGTCGAGGGCGCGAATATTCTTGGCAGCGTTCTTGTAAGCACGAACCTTGAACATATCTTTCAGGTTGTCGGCATAATCATCGAGAGCCCGTGCGACTTCCTCATTTGTAGAAGCACCCTTCTCGAGCTTCTCCACCTTCCCAGTCGTGATGAATTCGTCGATGATCTTGGCGATACTCTTACCAATACCATCAACCTTCATGAGTTCCCGACCACTCGTCACCTTGAATGGAAGTCGGTCGATCATAGAGGCAGCCTTGTCATACGCTCGGCTCTTGTACTCATCCTCTTCATGATAGGCAAGCTCATCAAGAATGTCGGCGAGTTCGCTGTTGTAGGACACGAAGAACTCGTCGTCAGACTCGTCGTCAGACTCGATAATCTGACCTTCGTTGGAAGCGACAGACTCTGCGTCGGTGTAGTACTCGCTGATGAAGTCATCGATTCTGGCGGCGATACTCTTACCGATACCCTTAATGTTCATGAGACTCTCGCCATTCTCAACCTCATGGTCAAGAGTGGCGACAATGTCTGCAGCCCGCTGATACGCAGCCGTCTTGTAAAAGTCTGAGGTCATCTTACCAAGCTCCCGGAGGTGGTTGGCGATATCCCGGTTGATCTCAAAAGTCTTGGTTCGAGCAGTCGTATCAAAAAGGGAAGATTCGTTGAGCACAGCTCCGACTCTCCGAATTTCATCTTCGAGGAGCTTCGCGTTGAGCTTTTCGAGAGCACCAGCCTTTTCGTGGTTGGCCTGATCGACAAGGTTCTTGAGCTGCTCGTTCTCCTTCTCGAGCTTGAGGATGTAATCGGTGATGGAAGTAGAGTTCATGTTTGTAGTTGGTTGTGATTATATGATGTATCTTTTCTTTACTTAGGTTTCAGAAGTGACTTCTATTTAAAGAGGTGGTAGCATGGTTCTTTAATGTACATGATACGACCCACTCTCATGCGGCCACGTGTCGTGGTTCACGCCAAGAAGGATGACTTTATCCCACCCACTGAAGCACCCGGAGAGGGAAGCCGTCGATTTCCTTCGATGGATCAAGGTCCGGAAAAAGAAGTGCATCCTATCAAAAAGTTTATCATGAAGGTTTTCAAGATCGAGGAGATCGATCATGAAAAATTTCGTGAAAATAACAAATGGGCAATTAAGCCTCGATCTCGACCCCGAGAATAAATTTTTTATCGAAACTTCCGAGACGAATCTTCCCCTCGTCCACAAGACGCTTGATCGTATCACCAACCTTTAGGTTTTCTTCATACGCCGCAGCGTGTTTTGGTTCGGGTGGCAAGTTTGGCATGAGCATGTTAAACGCCATCATCTTTTTCGCCATTGAGAGTTCTCGATCTTGGAGTACGCGAAGAATATCATTCGGAATCTGGGAAGGATCCATTATATCTTATACATGTAAAATCTTTAATGTATATAAAGTTTACTATCGATGTATTGATACGATGGAACATACACCATACCACGATGATGGTGTGAATGTAGTGTATAACATTGATTGTTTTGATGGTCTTGACAAATTCATTAAAGATGGGAAACAAGTGGAATTGACAATTACGTCACCACCATATTTTAACGTAAAGGACTACGTGGAATATGAAAATTATAAAAAGTACCTAGATTTTCTAGAATCTGTATTCGAGAAGACGCTACACGTGACAAAACCTGGTCGAATGTGTATCGTCAATATCAGTAACATTCTCATTACTCGAGCGAGTAGGAATTCTGAGAGTAGACGAATCCCCCTCTCATTTCACTTTGTGTCACTCATGGAAAAGATTGGTTGGGAATTTCTCGAAGATATCGTGTGGCTTAAACCGGAAGGTGCCGCCAAGAATAGGAATGGGGGATTTTACCAACACCGACAACCGGTCGCGTATAAACCAAATGTCGTGAACGAGTACGTGTTTGTGTTTAAAAAACCGAGTGGGGCTTTGATTGATAAAATTGTGCGAAGTTATGGAAGTCTTGATGCAGAGAATAGTAAAGTTGTGGGTGAATACGAAAGAAGTAACGTCTGGAAAATCAATCCAAAGACAAATTCAAAACATCCAGCACCTTATCCCATTGAACTAACCGATAAACTCGTACAGTATTATTCATTCGTTGGTGATACGGTGATTGATCCATTTTTTGGGTCTGGGACGACAGGTTTATCGTGTAAAAAATTGAACCGTAAATGTATAGGATTTGAAATTCATAGCGAATACATTGATATGTTCAGGAAATCTATAGACAAAGTGACACAACAACAAATGAAAAGTGTCTTGACACTTGACAGATCTGAATTTAGTGGATTGACGAAGGATGCGTGTATCACGAGGTTGATGAAACTTCCGAAGAAGGTGTTACTTGATATCTTGAAAACATCTGGTTCAGTTATCAAGTCCACCGTTTCAAAGACTGACATTTCTCACATTATTTATAACAAACTCATAACTTCTTCACAGGATTAAAATCATTCTTTCTCATTCCCTTCATTCCGTGACACATCTTGCATAATGTCTCGACATTTTCCGGTGCGTTGTTCTGTGCAGCTCCGGTACCATCTTTATGATCCATCTCGAGAAGATGACTATATGAATCGGGATCTTTCCAATCATCTAGAGTTCTGTTAATTGGGCACATAAACCCTAGATGACCATCCTGATTTTCACAATCTCGCTTCTTGTGAAATATGATTCCAGTCAAAACTTTACCTTTTCTACGGGCTGTATTGCACCTTGAACATTCCGTCTTGATCGAAGGAATGCCACTGTTCTTCCAGTCTCGAGACATACAGTCTCTGGAGCAACCCTCATTTATGCAGATGGGCCACGTATTTCCCTGTGCCACCCAAGCATCACGTCTCTCCCTTACAATCTCAGATACCATTTTGTCTTATTTTTCGAAAGTATTCACATGACTTAGGCACCTAAGTGATGACATATTTCGATCAAATATAAGACAAAATGATTTACACTCCCGCGTACAAGCTTGATAAATCTTTCACAATGAGGAATGTCCTCAACATCATCGAAAAGATGAATGCCGCCCTGCCTCACCACGAATTCGAACCCGAACCCATCACTGAAGGTGGTATTCGCGTGAAACAAGATGGAAATGGATACAAAACCTTTCGTCTCAATTTTGACAACTGGCCCTATTTTGGTCGGTATGGTGTCAGAATGGAGGATCTCGATATGGGATTAAATGTGTACGATTTTACCGGTAAGGGAATAATGTATACAGACTTCAGAACTTTGCAGGGTGCACCAGACTGGACAAAAGATGAAATCAAATGTGTTGATAGAATCGTACATGAAGAGGGGATGAAAAGGGTCAAGGTTTAACATAGACGGGTAAGGAACCTTTCGGTGGTTTCTTACAGAATATCTTACAGTCGCAGTGTTTGTTGGGACATATGATTTGCTTTTTAGACGCGTTGCACCGTGTCGGTAACATGATGTCTTTTGAGAAGTACCGAACTATCCTGTCTATGAGTATCATAACTTTACCAAAGATATTCCGTAGCCCAATTCATCCACAACTGGGTCATTCTTGTAGTCTAATTTGTAATACACCTTTTTGATTCCACTACTCGCCAGAGCCTTGTAACAATTGAGACATGGGTAATGTGTCACGTACGCCACACAATCATCGATGGAGGCACCCCGTTTCGCCGCATCCGTGATTGCGTTAATCTCCGCATGAATCGTCGCTTGTTCGTGTCCATCCCTCACGATAGACTTGTGGTTGGTACCTGCGAGGAACCCATTGTAGCCCATACTGATGAGGCGATTGTTCTTCACGAGGACACACCCCACCTTCAGACGCTCACATGGAGACCTGACGGACGCGAGATCTGCGACGTTCATAAAGTATTCATCCCATGTAATGCGATCAGTCATTAATTCTATCTTGATGGAAATCTTTATTATGTTTGTTTAATAATATATGAACAACAGACCAGTACCGGTAAAACTTTTACCAGCGGGTTCAAATCGTACCCAGCTCATAGAACGTATTGGTGAGAAGAATGTAAAGTTCAATCAGAATGATTACATAGAAAAACGGGCAGGGGAGATGGTGGAGGTAGGTAAGATGGGAGACAGTACGGTTACCCTTCTCGCTATTGAGAATGCCTCTGAAGTTGCCAAGACCTATCTTCAGGCTACAGGTATGTTCGAGAAAATGATGGAAGATGTCATCGGAACCCGCGAAAACACGTCTTATCAAGTCAAATCCACTAAGAACAACCTCAATATACTGAGAAAATCTGGGGCCCGTGAGAACTTCATCTTAGTTGAACAAAAGTTTGGTAATGGAACGGGGCACTACGGTCTCATTCACTTAAAGCACCGAAACGGTGATGTGAATGTATACGATTCTATGTATGAGTCAGGTTTATCTAATTTTGAAAATGTAGCACGAAAATGGGCACCGGCTGCTCGTTCTTGGAAATTTCCTAAAGTAAGGTCTATACTCGGGTGTAAAGCAAAAAACGTCGAAGGTTTTGGTGCGGTGAACAAAAAGTTACAGGTACAACCAACGGGTGGTTTCGTAGCCTCTAATTATAACAATTTTTTGAACACAAAAGAGAATGGTTATGGAATACGGATTAAAAGACAATATGGTGAAAAAGTTGCGCTGGGGGCATTCAGGCTTCAACAATTCGACGAAATGTCTCAACACCATTTCTGTTACATGGAATCTATTTACGCTATGATGTTAGCGGTTGGTCTGACGAAAAATCCTGGAC